GTTCCAAGCGCCGTATCTGTGGCTGCTGCCGCCCCAGTGCCAGTCCCCACTGCAATATAGTCAAAGAAATTTGTAATTACCCCATTGATAAGTCCAGCTACCAACGCCGCGCCTGCATTGGTGATAAGATTTGAAACTTGAAAAGATGTCTCCCAGTATCCAAACAGAAAAGGAATTTTCCAGTGAAGCGGGGAAAGCCAGCCGCTTTGAATCAGATTGGAAACCCAATTCCAAGTCTGGAAAATAGGCTTGACTTTGCCATCTTTCCCGACGATTTTATAAGTGACGTTTTGTTTGAGATGTATTTTCGCTTCCATAGTTATTTTTTCTTTTTACTTTTACCTGCCTGACTAAAAGAAATAGCTACGGCCTGTTTCTGTGGTTTTCCTTCGTGAATCAACGTCCGAATGTTTCGAGCAATAACTTGTTTTGATTTACCTTTGAGAAGTGGCATATAATTTAAGACCGAAGTTAGGAAATACTATATCGTGTAGCCAATGATGACAATTCTTACAAAGAACAGATAAATGTTCTCTGTCATTCCTTCCATTGATATGATGAACTTCCAAAGATGTTCCAGATTTATCTTTCAACCCACAGAAGGAACACCTGTATAGTTGGACAATTAAAGTTTTCAATCTCATTTTGCTCCACCATCCGCTTAATCTAATATTACCACTTTCTGTCCTTTGAGCAAATGAATAACATTTCATCGAACAATACTTCTTTGTAGCAAATCGAGAAGGTGAAACAGAAAACTTTATTTTACAAACAAGGCAAGTTTTCGACATTCCCGCATTATTCCACGATGTAAGGAGAGGCATTTTAGTCCACTAAAAGATAAAGCACTGGTGAAGTGCCAGCTAATGTGACTGAGATTGCGGTTTTGAACGGAACTCCAGTCCCAAACCACAAATAAGGACTGGTAGAAGCAGCAGCCGCTTTTAGAGTAAATTTATCCGTGCCAGCTTGCGTGGCTGCATCAAAAATTGTTGCTGTCGCTGCATCTACTCCCGCCACCAAAAAAGCTCCCAGCACTTTAGTGAAGGGCTTGAGGTCTATATCGTCGTTTGAAGCCGCTACTCTTATAAGCTCCATATAAGTATTTTACTCCGTTAATCCCTTTCGGGCTGGCTCTGCTTTTCACAAAAGAGAGCCAGGAGAGAAAAATCCAAAGTTAGAACGTTGAACCGTCAATAATTCCCGATGCTGCGTAATTACCTGCGAACACTGCGCCAGTCGCAATATCTATGTTATCAGTATCAAACGCCTCATCAGAAGCGAAAAAGTTGTTACTGATAAGACAGTCCTGCGAAACTCCGCCGTCCATATCGAGATACTTTGCACCAGCAGCAGCCTTATTCCTAGTCATAAATTTATTCCCAGAAATATCCCACTGGTAAAAGTAGGTAGGATTCCCAGCTTGAGCATCATCATCAATATCATCGCCTGTATTGCCGTAAAACTGGCACTCCCAGACATTGACATTGGTCGCCTGAACCCCGTAATTCGGATTCCCAGTGTCCGCATCACTTGTGTGCCGTAATCCAGCAGCACCACATTCTCGGAAAAGACAGCGATACAGAGTCGTTCCCGACCCAGTGTAATCTGATGTGGTCGTTGAGGAAAAGAATTGAAAACCGTGTGAAGTGTCCGAAGTGAAATCACAGTTCTCAAAGTATGCCGCTTCTCCCGAATGTCGCACTCCAACACCGCTTACTCCAGAATATCTAACTCCCACTGACGAAAATCTGTGACAATCACCTACCGTCAAAGCAATTCCCGAAGTAGGTTGCACGATTGCACGCTTACTATTCGCAAAGATGTTAGCCCCAACAATTGAGACATTATCTTTGCTCACAGTAACATTTTCGGCGTAGGTTGCTCCTGGTTGTAAAACTATGCGGTCATTACGCCCAGAAACACAGCGAGACAGTGCAGCCGTAATAGTATTTGCCACAGCATTGCTTCCATCACTATACACAATATCGTAGAGCGTCTTGAAGAAAGCGTAATTCGCGTTGGCAGTCGGAATGACGTAATACGTATTTCCAGTCAATCCTTCGTTAAGAATGTCGGAAGGATGAATCTTCTCGCCGTCCGCAAGTGGTTTTAAATGTGTTCTAGCTAAAGCCATAACAATAAAGTCTTTCCAATTTATCCTTCCTTCGACTAAGGAATGGAGGCGGTTTTGCTTGAAAAGAAAACCGCCAAAAGAACATCAAACTAGGTAAGATTCGAGTGGTGGTAAAATGACTCTTTACCATTTCTCACTTCATTCGTATATTGTCCAGTCACCTGAGATTTCCAAGAACGTCCAGTTTTTGCCAAGTCCTCCGCGCGCATCGCGTCATTTTGGAGAGGCATCATCCGAATTTTGTTCAAATCCCCGACAATCGCAATGTCAGCAGGCATCCAGGGGTCAACCAAAACATCCAGCACGAAACCGAGGTCGGTAATAATTTTTTCCACCACATAACCTGCAACCGTAGCGTCATAAACGCTTCGGCGCGCCGACTGGTCAAAAGCTGAAATGGCTCGCTTCTGTTTACCACCCACCAAGATGAAGTTCGGATAACCGCCATCATCCCAAATGCCTTTCGCCATATCATTCACTACTGTAAGAGTAAGAGCTTCAGAAGTTGTGCTGGAATTTCCACCAGACTGAGATGCCATCTCAATCAAACCCGCCATCGAGCGGTAAGAAGCATCCGAACCTGCATCTGCGGATTTAATGCCGTTGATAAGCGAATTATCGAGTTCCCGCATTGCTTCCATCAATCTGCGCGCAACCTGGAAAGTGTATTCATCCGCCACGCCAGCCTGTAAAACAGACCGCATCGTGTGGGAAACACTGATTCCATACTGGAAAATCTGGGTAAAGTTTGAGACCTTCGTGCGGACTTTTGATTCATCGGAAGGCGGGTCTTGGGATTCCTGCGCGGGGTGCGCGACTATCGAAATCGTGAATCCCGTTGAAGGAGAAGTCCCGTGAGTCTCGCCCGAAGTAGAACCATAACCGCGAACAATCGTCAAGGTATCCGTAGAGATGGCAGTCACCTGCATCACTTCGGTTTTACCCGTTGCGGCATCTTTAAAAAGAGTGCCGACTTTGAATCTAACGCCGTGTCCAGTCGTAACAGCAAGCGAGGTTTCGGACGAATCCAAAAACCCCGCAGCACTGTCAGGAGTAGTTGCGGTGTTAGCGTTTAGAGCATCCTCCATCCAAGAGTGGGTCGTTTCCGTCGCCTGTCCACTGATTCCAAGACGGCTCAAAAAAGCCGTATTATCCCTACGGATTATCTCCGCAAGCTCATTGGACAAATCAAGAAATTCACCTGCACTTTGGTCAAAGGAAGCAAGACCTGAAGCACTAGCTAACGCCATAAAAACAAACTATCTATTTACTAATAAGCGACCAACTATTTTTTAATCCCCAATTTTTTCAATCCTACTTTTACCATCCCAGCAATCGCATTTTCGGTGTTGGGAATTTTCCTCGCCGCTTCAAGTTCCGCATCAGGGACATCACTCCCTGGAGGGTTCACACCGCCTGCTGGGGGCGCGGGCGGAGTCGCGGGAGGAGTAGGAGGAGTGGCTGGAGGCGCAGCAGGCTTTCGCTTGGCCAGCGCTTCTTTAACCAATGCCACCGCATCATCCGCGTCAAGCGCGTCTGGCGCGAGTATTGGAAGAACCGCCAATGGGTTCTTGGTAATCAAATCTCGGAGTGTTGGGTCAGCGTCGAAAACTTCCCGATAGATTGGGTCAATAGCAAGCGCCATTAAACCCGATTTGGCTTTCTGGTCTTCCTCCGCAGCCGCAGCCTCTTGGTCTTCTTTTGAAGGAGGGGTAGCGGGCGTTTGCGGTTTGAAATGACCGCCGCCGAGAAGCCCGTGCCTTTTCGCTAGATTCTCTAAACGGTCAGCACGGGATTGCGCTGACGATGCTCTTGCAGCATCTTTAACCAACTGTTCGTGTTCCTCCTTTTTCAAGGTGACGACTTCACCTTGTGGCGTTGGCGTAGGGATGGCTGGAGGCGTGGCGGGAGGAGTTCCGCCAGGAGTTGTGCCGCCAGGAGTGGCTACATCGCTCATAACATAAAAATTTGACTTATATTTTCTGGTTGACTAAACCAGATTTCAATGTGCTTATTTACATCATACCACCATTCACAGAAAAGCAAGAAGTTATCCACACCTTATTCTTCATCTCCAGCCCAGTCTAAAAGGTCTTGGTAGAATGGCTGACCCTGTTTTTTAGAGGGGAATAACACATTCACTCCAATTCTACCCACTCCAGTCTGTCTCAAAAGCTGTTTAGAAAAATTGATTCCAGCACTTTTGGGATTGCCAGGAAGCCGCACTATCACTCCTTCTATAAACTTAGTGGCATCTCCAACAGTCACGCCTCCAAAGAACTCGGCAGTCTTGCCGATTTCAGCAGAGTTCCAAAAATCAAACAACAAACCATAAGCTCCAGCATTAGATATGTCAGAAATATAACGGTCTAATGGTCGCGTAGGTCGTTTCTCCTGAGTGATTAAAGAACGAATATCGCCAAGCACTTCGCCAGTCATCGGGAAGATAGTGCTGAGAATCAAAAGTGTGCGGAAAGCGCGCGGAAGGTTGCGGGTCTCACGCGCCAAATCCCGTTTAATTTCTTTACTAAGAAAACGCGCTTGCTGATAAGCGAAAGTTTTAAACTGGAAAATAACTTTGCCCATTGGAGAAGAAGCAAGAAATGGAAGGTCAATGGCGCGGCCTGAAAATTGAGTGCGGTCAACCAAAACCTGAGCCGCAGTTACCAAATCATCGGGACTCAAAAACCCGCGAAGTTTAGCTTCATCCAAATCAACTTCAAGTTCCCGAAGCGCAATTTCTTCGGGAGAAAGTTTTACTTTTTCGCTGGGGGCTTTGGCGAGACGGATTCCAGCTTCAACTTCCCGCCCTGGTCGAGCAACCCTTTCGCCTGCAAGGAGTTGCGCAGTTCCTCCTTCAACTGCTCCTTCGACTTGCCCTTTGCGGATAGCATCACTAATAATTTTTTCATTGTCTTTTATAAAATGGGTTTCAAACTTTTCTAAATCAAAAACAGAAATCTGGTCGGCGGTTTTAGCTCGGACAAGAGCCTCAGTTTTATCCGCCACCACTACTGAGACATCCATATACACTTTGCCTTCGTCAACCCAAACACCCAAAAAAGCATCGTCAGTATTTAGAGCATCCAGATTATCCTCCATAAATCTATCAACATCCTCCAATGTCCATCTATCTTGAGTTATTACCCGTTCAGTAATTTTACTGGGCGCAAAAGCGAAGCCATTTTCAGGAACATCACCATTTAAACTTATTGTAACACCGCCGTTCTTGGCAGTCAAAGTCTTAGCTTTCGCCGAAATATCTTTCATTTTAAATTCTCCTCTGCGTTTCTCCAAGAATTTATCATAAGCCAACCCTTCTGGAAATTCATTAGCCAGACGCTTTGTGGCAATCTGGTAGGAATCAATAATTCCTTCAAGAAAACGCGATTTATCCGCCAACTCGTTTTGTAAACCTATAATAGCTCGGTCAGCAGCCTGAATCTCAGCATTTACACCAGCAACATACTGGCCAAGATTTTCTTTAGTGGGGTCAACGAATTTAACTTGAGGGATGTCGCGCGCAGCCGTGCCTAATGCCCGAATCTCCATAAATTTTTCCTCAAGGCGTTTGAGAACAGACTCTAACTCTTGTCTGCGCATTTGAATCGCACCATCTAAGGCAGTGCGAATTTCTGTATCCGTAAATTGAGTTCCTTTTTCCAGTGCGCCAGGAAGTTTGATTTCAGAAACACTTTGTTCGCTGATAGCGCCTTTCAAAAATCCAATGGCATCGGTCAAGTCTGTTACATATTGGTCGGTAAGCGGTTCGGATTCCGCCACAAGTTCTCTCTCTAAAAGTTGGCGGGTTTTTTGTAACTTCTCAATTTTTGACGTGATAGCCGATTCCAATTTATCCAATTTCTTTTTAGCCGCGCCGACATTGCCAGCAGTAATATTGAAATCCTCATCGGGAAACAATTTCTGAAATCCCTGAATATTCTCTCTTTGAACACCAATCGCGTCTTGCAAAACCTTATGTTCAAATGTTTTCTTATCAAACATCATTTTCAAAATGCCTTTCTGTTCTTCCTCAGAAAGCTCTGCGAAACCCCTTTGTTTCAAAAATCCCTTAAAATTGGTCAAAGCCCAGCGCTCAGAAATAACCGCTCCCACTGAACGGTTAAACATTTCCGTCCAAGTAAATCCGCTATATTTCAAAATGGCATCGGAAAATTTAGTGCCTCCTCCAGAATATTCAAAAATCTCCCGTAAAAAGTTATTTAACAACACTCCCGATTCAATCGCCTTACGCATTGATTGTTCGCGAAAAATAACTTGGAGACCGTGTGCAGTTGCCCCAAAATCCGTAGCCAAAAGATAGTTCATATTCTGCCCAATATTCAGAATCTGAGCGAAGGACAGTTTTGGAACTTGAATGGCACGCAAAATTTGAGAAACTCGCTCTGATTTTGGAGAACGTTCTATCTGACCAGTTATAACTCTTATCAAACGTTCAAACTCTTTGGCATCCACTAACGCCTCTGCTCCTCGTTTCGGGTCAGTAGCAATTTTACCAATCATCTCTTTAATAAGTTCATCTCGCGCTCCAAAAGTTTGAGCCATCGCTAAACGCGCAGAAGCATCTACCGCATAAACTGGTAAAACTCTGGCGGGATTTGGGTCATACCAGGGAAGATTTACTTTTCTCTGGAAATCCAACGACGAGGCAAGTGGAGTTAAAGTTTGCTTTCTAAACTTCAAATCCGCAACAATTTTCCCCGCCGCCTCATCAATAGTATTGGCCTGACCATCTGCCACCATTTTTTGAAAAAAAGTATTATCCTGCGGCAATATTCTGCCACCCGAAAGAACAAAATCTGAATAATCGTAATAAGCCTTATACGATTCTTCCAAAGTCCCAAATGTCTTCTCATTAAAAACCGAGTTTTCCACCATATCTTTAACAACTTCATCATTGGCGGCATAAATAGATTCCCGTTCAGCTTGAGTAGTGGCCTGTTTCAAAGCGGCGCGCTTCACTGGACTAAACAAAACTGGAGGAGTATGTTTCGGTAAATAGGTATCCAAATCCAAAAGATTTTCCGTAATACCAACCTGCTGTGATTTCGTGCCGTAATATTTTCGCAAAGTATCTAAATACCGCAAACGAGAATCAGCCCCGATAGCAGAAGCCCGCACTATGGGGTCTGCATAAGCACTCTGCCCTCTTAACACTTGGTTGTAATAATTCATTAACTCTCGGTCATTTCCAACATACTTTATATCTTTAATAAATGGCTTGGCGATGTCAGGCGCTTCTATAATTCCATTTTCAATCAGCGATAATTGCAAACGACCCAAATCCACTGTTGACAAATGCGAAGCCTTCCTCCACATCTTCACAAAGTTTTCTCCAACATCTCCATAATACTTCTGCAAAGTGCTTCCAGTGCTGAACAAATATTTATAAACAGTTTCAGGCAATGCCTTGCTTGGTCTTAAAAAACGAGGCACATTTTCCGAAACTAATTCCGCAGCCGTTTTCACAAAACTTCCAGTTTTAATAGCACCCGCAGACAACCCGCGAAGCGCCAATCCTCCAAAACCAATAAGCGGCGCGCCAACCACTCCGCCAATCGCACCATATTTTAACGCTTCCTGAAAATCACCATCAGTATGGAGTGGAAACAAAGTCCCATAAATTGACCCGTATAATCCCCCAGTAGCAAAATTACGCGCAGTCGGAGATTTTAGAATAACCTCTCCAGCTTTACCGAGTTTCGCAAAAGTTGCAGCTTCTTTCGCGGCAATCAAAGCGCGCCCCGCTTTAAAAAAAGGAAGGAAAGTTAAAACACCTTCGCCAATAGCCGCCGCGCCTTCCACCGCCAGTTTTGCATCAGAAGGTCTTTTACCGATAGTTCCCTTCTCAATAAAATCCGCAAACTCTGGGTCATACTGACGCACTTTTTCTATGCTCTCGCGCGCCTTTTTTCTCTCTGGGTCTAAAAACTCCACTCCCACCCTTGTTCCAGAACGCGCAAATTCCGTCAACCCCGCCCCAAATGCTTCTCCAAAAGTCGATTCGTAACCTTCTTCCTCTGGCACACCCTTAAAAAATCCTTCAACGAATCCGCGTTTTCTCTGAAAATCATAATTCAGCGCGGAAGCAGGTTTTCGAGCTTGGTATAAATCATCGGGACTTTGAATTTGGGTATTAGCCAAATCATTCCAAACCTTGCGGCGGTCTGGAATTTCTACGGGAGTCTCAGTTGTAATCGGTTCTGCATTTGCCATTTTATTGAGGGAGAGTAGGAACAAACTTTCTAAAGAAAGACTTGCCCTTTTCTACAATATCCGAAGCCGAAGGAAGCCCACCGATTGTTTCGCGCGATTCTTCAGGAACATTGAGACGATTAGTGCGTTGAGCAAAAAATCCAGCAGGTTCTTCAACAACAGGTTCTGGAGAAATTTCGACAGGCGCTCTCGGAGATTCAATCGCTGGAGGGATACTCGGAGCAGGAGGATTAAAAAATTTGTCATCAATCGTGCCTTTAATGCGAGAACTGCCATCAGGCGCGGCAAAATAATTGCGGTCAACAAAATAAGGCACATTTGCCGAATTTGGGTCTTTCCCGACAGACTGCAAATAGCGGCGCAAAGTCTCATTTTTATCTTTCCCGCCGATTTCAAATACCTCGTCTTTTTTGTCAGTGGAGTAAAATAATCTTCCGCCCATTTGTAAAACACTGCCATCAGGAACATCCGTGCTGTCAAATTGGAAATTTTTGAGATTAACCCCATCATTGCGCATAGTATCCACAGTCAATTCTGGCTCTCGGCCAAACATACGCTCCTCCCATCCAAACCATTTTGGCACTGGGATTCGGCCAAGACGACGCAATATTCCTTCTTCTTCTTTTTGAATTTTTAGTTGGCCTAACCCCAAGCCTCCCAAATCATCTTTTTTGCCAGCAGTATCAACTCCGCTATAAATAAATTCACCCAGCACCGCACTCCGAATCGGTTTCCCAAAATCACTCATCCCGCCGTCAAAAGTTCTAATCCAAGTCGGAATCTTTTTAGCAGGCGCGCCAGGAATCATTTGCAGTGGGGTATCTGTGCGCATATAAGCATCTCTTTTAATTTCCCCACTCGGCACTAACTCCATCCGACTGATACGGCCAGTGGCGGGATTGGTGTCCACGACAATTCCAAATCCTTCAGGATTCAACATCCCAATTTCATTGGTGTCAGGGTCAATAAAATTGTAAGAATTAAAAACACTGCCGTAGAGTTTGGCTTTATCATTTAATTGTTTGCGATAATCCAAAACTTCCTGAGGAATAGTGTTAGCTGTGCCATAGCGCTTAAATATTTTACTGAACACCTCGGTTTCATAACGCTCGGCAGCATCGCCATAAATCGCAGCGTAAGAACCAATTATCTGTTTGGGATTAGACAAATTATTTTTTGTCGCATTGGTGAGTGCTTCATTCAAATCAGTATCAAAAACTCCCTTCTCCATAAGAAGGTCGCCCAACTTCGCGGAAATTTGGAGTTTTTTATTCTCCAAACCAGCAATGCGTTCTTGAACATCCAGCGTCTGCGGCAATCCTTTCAAAACATTTACAAGGCCATCCACTTCCTCAACAGTGTTAAACTCGCCGTATTGTGTGCGATTCAAATAAGACTTCTCGACTACATCCAGAATGTTTGTCGCCTCCGATTTGGTTTTTCTGAAACCTATGAGTTTGGCCATATCATTGAGGAATTATTAACCTAGTTCCAATTTGTAATTTTTTGGCGGTCTCCTCATCAAACTTTTGCCCGCTTTCCGTAGCGAGTTCCTGCCACCTGGAAGCATCGCCAAGTTCACGCTGAGCGATGGCGTTTAAAGTCTCACCTGACTGAACTATTATAACTCTTTTTTCAGTCGGGGCAGGGGTAGGAGTGAGCGGCGCGGCTGGAGCAACCGATGAGACTGGGGGCGGAGTCGGTGTTTCTATCGGTTTCCAACCTTCTTTGGTAAAAACAAATTTATTGTCTGGAGATTTAGAACCAATGCCCCCTGTGGGAGTAAACTGCGGAGTCTCGGCAACTGGAGGAGGCGGAGTCGGTGTCGGCACAGGCGCGGGAGTGGGGGTAGGCGGAGGCTTAATAGGAGCAGGAACAATGGGCGCACGTGGAGCGGCAGGAGGCGCAACTGGAACAGGAGGTTTGGCTTCTTCAATCACAGTTTCCGCAATAGTCTTTCTAGCCTCAATCTCTTTTGCGAAAGGTTCACGTGAAAGTTTAATCCCAAATTTAGTTTCAATCGCCGTAATAGCTCGCTCGGCTTTCGCCAAATCATTTGTAGCCGCAAACTCACTCTGAATAGAATCTCCCAAATCGGTAGCCATTTTATTTACCGCCGCCACCCGTTTTTGCTCCACTGTGTCCGCAAAAATCGTAAACTCAGGCCGACCTCTCAAATCATTGTAAAAATTATTGACCGCTTCAATTCTGGCAATCGGCACTTGGCCGAATTTAGAACTGGAAGCTATCTTGGCAGTTTCATCATTCAGTTCCTGCTCCAATTCAGTAAAATAGGAAGTGCGAATATAATCGTTGCGCTTATCCTCCCAAAAAGCGCGCTGAGAATCATAACGCACCCCGCCATAAATAATCGGCATATCAATCTCGGATTTAGATACTTCACCACCCAGCAAACCAAGTTTGTCAAAAGATTTTAAATTATAGCGGTTGATTTTAAAAACCATTTCATTCAGCGAATTGTCAATCTGAAGTTTTGTTTTAGAAGTCCTGAGAGCAAGCAAAGTTTCTCCCCACGCCGCCACTTCATCCTCATTGCCCACCAAAGTTGCCGCCGCCTGTTTATCCCTTACTTCAGCTATGCTTTTCTCAAGCAAGGGAATAGAATTATCTTTTGTGGCGAGAGTCGCGCGATTTTTTACCGCATTGATTTCAATTTGAGTTTTAGTGCTGCGGGCAGTCGAAAGTAAGGTTCTGATTTCAGTGCGCATCGCCTCATCCTGCTCGGTAGCCAAAGTATCCTCCAAAATTTTAATGTGGGCATCAATGCTTCCCCGACCAGTCACATAATCGTCCAAACTGTTTTTATATTTAGTGCGAATTTTCTCAAAACGCGACAACTTTTTAGTGGAGTCAATAGATTTTTTCAATGAAGAAATTAAATCATCATCTTTAATGGAAGATTTTTCTTCATCCGCCAACTGCTGCTCACGAAATTTTAGCTGCGCCTCATAGGACATCTCGCCGCCAGCAATCGCTCGTTGAAAATCCGCCTCCACTTTTGCCGCCTGCGCTCTCTTAACTTCTTTTACATTCTGAACTGAAGCCGTCACCAAAGCGCTGACATCAAAGCTCAAAGTTTTTTTCAATGTGATTGCCATATCATTTCTTCGCCGCTAAAGCTGGAGCGCCTCGACGAGCGGCCGCACCTCTAATAGCTCCTTCGGGAGAAACAGGGGAAGCCACCCCGCGAATTGGCGCGGGATTCTCTCCTGGGATATTTTCAGACTCAGTAGCAATCGGAGACGGCGCGCCATTGATACCTCCCTGCCCTACCGCCGTGACTGCCCCGCCTGTCGCCTGGTTCATAGCGGCAACGCGCTCGGCAAGAATTTGATGCAGAAGTCCAGGCTGTTTGGCAATCTCCGTCGCCAAAATTTCATCCTGCAATTCCTCTTTCATCAATTTCTGTTCCTCGCTCGGATTCGGCACACCGACATTATGCTGAGTTGTAGTCAGCGACTGCACCTTCGCTTGAAATTTATTTATTTCATCCGAAACACTCCTAAGTAAAACTGAGGAAATAAAAACGTCAGACTTGTAATTTCCACCAATAATTAAGTTTGCGTTGGTTACATATTTCTCCGTCAAAAACAAGATGGATTTATTCAAATTTTTAAACGCCTGAATCCACCACTCTTTTCTCAATGCAATTTTATTATTCACTCCCTGCATAATGACCGAGAGCGCCCGTCCCGTCGCCTGCAAAACTTGAGAGCCAGGGTAAAGCACTTGGTTCATACCAGAAAGCCCAATGATGTCATTCTTGCGGTCATTCAAATACTGCTCTAAAGCAACTGTCTGCCCGCTTTTAGGCATCGCGTTAATTTCACCATCCGCACCCACATCATAAATCACAGTTTGCCCAGACCGAATCTCGGTCAAATTATCAATATTTTTACCCCAGTAAGAAGGTCTGGAAACCTCTTTGATTATATCCGCAAAGTCGGAAGCCCGCTCGTTATACTCCTGCTGAGGGTCAAGCTCGTGTTCGATGTCAGATGTGCCTTTTGGTTCGCCTGGGAGATGAATGTTGGGAATGTAATTAAGCGGCACAAAACCCCAATCGTGTTTCATATAGTGGACAATTTTGTTGTCCTGATTGAAAAGCAAAATATATTCTTCCTCATCCCAATATTCTTTTATGGTAATCATCGGAACTTCCGTCGGCTCGGTAACATTGGTGCGGTCAGTATCAAAATCCTGTTCCACCCGCAAGCCTTTCTCCTTAATCTCTTTGGCAAAAAGCCGCTTCGCGGTTTCAACCTCAATACGGTAATGTTTTATAAAACCCGCAATTTCTCCGAAATTCTCATCCCTCCAAATTATTCGTATGCTCTCTGGCCGTTCCACGCTCCAATAGCGGATGCGGTCAAAAACTCTATTGCCTTCTTCATCGCTTTTAAAAGTCGGAATCGCGCCGAAAATAAAAGCATCGCCGTTAATTGAACCCGTGCGCGCGGCGCGCTGAAACACCAAAGACAAAGAATTGTCGTCGTGAATTTCATTCAAGATTTTTGACCTGGCTTCGGCCAAAGCCCGCTCCACTGGGTTATCAACGCGGACAGGCGGGCAGGACATTTGCGGCGGCTCATTGGTAAGAAACGCCGTCATATTCTCAATCACAGTAAAGCAATAGTTGTAAGTTCGCATTGTGCCATTACCTTCCTTGCGGAACGACCACTGCTTGCCTTTGTAAAATTCTCTTAAAGTATTGTATCCAGAATAAACCCCGTCACCATAAACGCGCCGCGTCCAATCCAAACGAAGTTGCGCTTCCAAGGCGACAATGGCATCTTTCAGCGCTTTTGGCCGCGCATCTTTTTCATCCGCCGAGAATTGAGTTTTGAAAAAACTTATCAAGCCCATTTCATTGTAAAAATTCCATTAACTGTTTTTGAGTATTATATTTTCGACCATTTATTTAAATAATTGTTTTCGAGAAAAATCCTGGCGCGGACGGCCTGGCCGCGCGATGCTTGCTTCGTATCCCGCAAGCGGGTTTAAAGAAACAGGCTTGGCGGAATGTCGCGGAATCTTTTTGGAGATGTAAGAAATTCCCATCACGAAAGTCATAACGAAATCCTGTTTGAGCTTTTTATCATCGAGATGATAGTTTCCAAGCTGTTCCCCCAACTCATCAATGTAATAGGATTCAATATTCCCGAAATTCGGATTCTTCTCAATAACCGCGCCGTCAATCTCGGACTCGAAATAATCCCTGCCCGCCGACATTTCCCGCTTGGTTATAAAAAGCGCCTCATCCTTCTCGATGTCAAAAGCCCTGGGTTTAAGCTGGAATAGAAGTTTTTTAATGACCACCCCTCCCAAAGCGCCCGCATCCATCACGAAAATCGGGAAGGTCAGCGCGCCCGTTTTCTCGTCCCCCCAAGTGAATAAATCATACAAAGTGCGGAGAAGCGCGAACTGCATTTGGGGCGAACCGCCACGAATCTTCTCGTGCGCCGCTATCCGAATCTTACCACGCATAATCCACTCGGAGTAGTCAAACATTTTAAATACCGACTCATCCCCCGTATCAGACATACCCCAGTCTGCAACCAAAAGATATTTCCCACCCTGCCGGCACTGCGCTTTCCCCTTTAATTTCCAAAGGTTTTCTATCTCCGCAGGCTCGAAATAGCGTTTGCCTCCCGTAATAAACTCCCCGAACACCACCTGCCTGTATTTCTTCTTGTCTGTGGATAACAAATCCGCCTTAACCCGCTCCCTCTGAATCTGAGAGATAAAAATATTGTCATCGAGCCGCCCGCCCAAAGCCCACCAACCTTCCCTGCCAGCCTCGCCCATCTTCACAATATGCAGATAATATTGGTGTGAAGGCGAATCAACTTCTGGGGTTGAAATTAAATCAATACTGACCCCGTATTTGATAAGACGGGAGAGAATCTTTGCGCCGAGTTCCGCCTCCAAGTGGAGGCTCTGCGCACACTCGTCGTAAGAAATATAGCCGAACTGCGCGCCTGCGAGAGAAGCCGCCTGGTCTTGGCCAGTGGGAACGGAATAAAAAATGCTTTTGTTGGAAAAACGGATTTCGCCGAGATTCACGTTCTCCCCGACCATAAAGTTTTTCAAAAGCGGCGCGAGCTTGTTGATACGCTTCTTCCCGTCCTCATCAATCAAAAACCGTTCCTCCAAAATCTCCTTCGCGTATTGAAAGCATTGGCGCACCTGGCGGGTATGGGGAGAAATATTCAGAGTTTGGTAATGAGTCTCCATAATCAGCGCTCCGTCCAAGTCCAGCCCGATTTTATAAAAGTTCATCCAGATATGCTTGACTGCAATCATTACCGTCTTGCCGACCTGATTAGAGGGATGCGCGATGTTGCGCCCGAACAGCATCCCTCCGATGTCCTCAACCAGAGTCCCGAATCTCTCCATCCATAAATTGCGGGGAGTCGTGGAGTGCGCTAAAAAGTTTTTTTGGAAAGCGTTTAGGGGAACGCCCAGAAGCTCCTCGGAAAAATAAACGATGTCCTCGCGCCCGCGCTGATACTGCTCCAGCATTTCCACAAACGCCCGCTTCGCCTCGGCGGGCAGAGTCGAGACCAAAAAATCCTTCAAACTTGTCTCAATTTGCGGGGGTCGGGACATTTTCGTTGGCAAAAGAAGATTTTAATAAAGCCATTTCGTCAGGAGTGAGCTTGCCCGCCACCGCCTGCCTCAAAATATCAAACAAGAAGCCCGCCGTCTCGCGCCCCTCCGCGTGCTTGCGGATTTTGAGGGCTTCCTTGCCCTGGGTCAAACGGGTAACGTGAGCCATCACATCCAAAATATACTTGCGGCGCTTCACCAGGTTCTCATCCGTCTGCAAATAGTCGCGCTCCTGGTCTGCTTTGAGCATTGTCAGCGCGTCGTTAACCAACTCTCCCGCCAAAGTCTTCGTCCCACGCTCCAACTCCCACTCGTCGGGACTCAAGATAGCTCCCTCGGCGTTCCTGGTGGCAATCGCCTTCACCACTGGCTCGTCTTTTTTAACATTGGCAAGCTGCTGAATAATATCCTCATCCCATTTCTTTCTCCACCAGCGATACTGGGCGGGGTAAGGATGAAACCGCAGAGGCGCTACAACTTTATTGAAATCATTGATTATCTTCAAAGAGCCTCCTGGGGCATTGGGATTTAAGAGCCGCGCCTCGTAATAAAAATCCTTAAACTTCGGAATCAAATCTCTGAACTCCTCTATTTTTTGAAAACGGCCAGTGAACCCCTCGTATTGAAACCAAGTGGGATTGCCGTGTTTCTTTTTCGGCGCAACCAACGGCTCAACTATTGACGTTTCTTCGGCCATAATTTATATTACAACTTTTTTAAAGAAATCAACAACTTATCCCCAAAAACGCTTGAGCGCGCGCCAGAAAAAAAGTAGGATGAATTATGACAAAATGCCGAGTCAGAGTTATCCCCACTTTCATACTTGACCATCAAGTTTTTGAATGTGAGAATAGAAATGTTGGGTATTTTGTCACAGGGGATAAAACAAAAGGCACGCTTTAGAGCGTGCTTTTTGTTATGGTCATTAAACCCCTTGAAAAGAAGTTGACCACAATGTTGGGAAAGAGCAGTCCAAAGCAAGTTTGACCACAACTTTGGACTCATACTCACCCTACTACATACGAAAGTTCCTGTCAATCCTGTGGAAAGGTCAGACGCGGTTCGAGTAAACCTCACCGTCAATCTCTGGGCAAATAATACTCAATGTGTCCCGCAAGGGACGACCTTCACGAGCGGGGACTATCCAAGATGGCGAACCTAGTGAATGAGCGCCACCAGTTCTGGAAAAAAGCAAAGCACTCCAAAATTGGTAAGGATAGACAATCTTACTCTGGGCTGTATCGGCTCTAAACTGATACCCAACTGCCTGAATAAGACTCCTCTAAGACCCAGTAGAAAATCCCACAGAGGGCTTCACCACTGTCTTTAGCTTACAAAGACAGAGGGGATTATCTTATCTACAACCAACACCTGAATAAGTAAGACCAGACCTTAATAGGTCTCGTTTTTTTATAATCGCGCCCGTGAGCGCCCGTAAAAAAGGGTTTTCAAAAGTGGGGGTGGATTGGGGTGGGGTGTCCCCCCCAACTTTTTCCAAGCCAAAAAGAAAACTCCCCCTACCCGAAACTGGTTTTTCGTGTTCTGCTGTTCTCTCCTCTCCTTGCCTTGTTCTTGACTATCTTGTCAAGTCTTTGACATAGTATTATCTGGCATTGGTCTATTCTCTCCTAGAATAAATATAACTTGGTCTTGGTTTGGTCTTGGTCTTTGTCCTTGTCCTTGAATGGTCTTGGTTTGGTCTTGGTCTGGTGTTGGTTAAAACAATTCTAGGAGTGGAGAAGATAGGATAGGATAAATAGGGGTGTATTACTCCTTGTCTTCTCCTCTCCTTGTCTCTTTTGGTCTCTCTTACTCCTTGAAATGTCTTGGTTGGGTTCTGGTCTTGTAGTGTTCTAATTTGGTTTTAGAAAAGAATGGCGCGGGAATATAACAAGAATGGGGTGGAACTTGACGAGAGCGCATAAATAATGTATAGAACGGGCAGGGGATAACTACTCTTGACATAAAGAAACATAATCCGATATAGTGGAGTTAGAATAGTTAGAGCTTGAAAATGTTGTCTCTCTCTCCCGCTAACTGGGGAGAAGGACAGAGAACCGGACAGAAGAAGGATAAGCAAGAACGGCGCGCGGGAACGCGCGAACATTGCGACCTTCCCAAATTTTATAAAGTGGTATCGTCCCGTTTTCATCCTCTCTCTGGTGCGCGGGAGAGGGAGAGAATAGAACAACGGCAACGGAGACGGCGAAGCGTGGCACGTTGACAAAAAATAAAATAGTATCCCTGATTTTTGGAGGCGTAGGTTCTAAATGTAGCGAATAACGAAACAATATGAACTTACCAAAAATAGAAAGTTATGGAGAGTATAAGTCGGGCAATTATGGCCTGAACTCTCTTCAAGTGTCCTTCCCGAATGGTCTCTCTTTGTTTTTCTCTTACACCACCATTATGGCCTTCCGAGGCCGTGAAGGTTTGAAGGTGAGAGAGAATGAATGGAGCAACACAACGGGAAAGCATCTTAATTGGATAGACGGCGGAGACAAAAAAAGCCGTCTGGCGGGCGCGGAGTTTGAAAAACTCTTGAACGCAGAGCTTGAGTATTACGGACTGGGAGCGCAACAATGAAAATTGTTTTTTCTCTTATTCTGGCTGTCTCTTTTTTCTCTCTGCTAAAAATTGGCCTTGAACGACAGGAGCGCGCCGAATGTATCAAATGGCAAGCCGAGGCGCGCGAGTTTCCTCTTTGGTTTTCTCCCGAATGGCAACGGGCGCAATGTCGTGCGCATAATCTTCCGTTGCCCCATTAAAAACAAAACTTTACGCCTTCAAAAATTAGGGATACTATTGCGCCGAGACGCTGGCGATACGCTGGCGTAGCGAGTTATAACTAAATATCGCTGGAGGAGAAAATAGAAACTATGGCGACAAAAAATAGAAAAGTATCAGTCGGAGATGAGGAACTTGAGGCCGTTGAGAATTATTTTGACGGCGAAATTCCCGCTTATCTGCGCATTGTTGATAAAAACCATCTCAAAATCCGCACGGGCGGATGGGCGAACTACAACGGGCGTTTATTGTCCGAGGGTGATATGGTCTGGCTTTTGGTGTCGGTGAAAGATGTTATTTTTTACTACTACCGAGACGCTAGAAATATCACGTCTGGGATAAGGACACTTGCGGGCTATTCTGGGGACTGGCGCGGGGTGGATGGGATGGCCAAGATGTGCCTTGAGGTTTTCAAAATTATTAACCGCCCCGTATTGGAGAAGGAAGGCCAAAAGTTTGGGATGGAGTTGAAATGATGGACGCGAAAATCGGGAAAGCCACAAGAAAAGTATTGTGTCAAGGTTGTCGGGGGAGCGTGGAGAAAAACGAGGCAAGGGTGGTAGGGTGGTGTTGAAAATCGCAGGAGGAATTTTCAGTTTTCATCCGAAATGTTGGATGTATAGTCTCTCCCACCTTGCCAAAAAATTTATTGGTTAAAACTCTCTCGCCCGTCAGCGTCTCGGCGTTAAAAATATAGACCGCGCTCTACGCTTGCGCTTTGACGCTTGCGGAGCATTATAAATAACCGCAAGGCGCAGGAGGAGAAAAATAAATGATGAACTTCAAAATCCGCAGACCGCCTTTGTTGAAAAGTTTTGAGCTACCTTCTTACAAGGAACTCTTGAAAGTAAAAGTCGGAATGGATGTCAAATTAGCTTTTACCGACATAAGAGGAGAAAATGGAGAAAGAATGTGGGTAAAAGTAAAATATATTGACAGGGACAAGGGAGAATTTTGGCAGGGAACTTTAGACAATGTTCCTTTCTCATTGAAAATGAAACTTGGCCAAATAATTCCTTTTCATCCCCTAGACATTATTGATATAACATCCTAAAGTAATTTCTCCTTCGCAAGCGCAGGGCGCGGTCATAAAAAAATTGTTTCTCGTGTGTCGCCTATCTAGCTTAACGAGTAGGCGAAAAACGCCCAAGACCCGACAATGGCACAGGCGGGAATAAAGCGCGGTAAGCCGTGATGACGGGTGAGCCGACCACGTAGTTGAAAGGGAAGTGTCGCAAGACATCATCGCTGATAGGCGACTTACGGGAAGCAATAAAATAAGCACCAACGCAATCCCGTAGCAAGCCCGCGTTTTTTATTAACTAAAGCGGGGTTGAGGAGAAAAGAAACTATGGCAACATACGCACAGACGAATTTTGAGGTGGAATGTCAAAATGCCGAGCAAGCTAAAAACATTGCTGGGCTTTTGAAGAAACACACCAAAGAAGAAAAACGCTATGACGGCGAGGGTGTGTTTCACGTCAATGAGGTTGAGAGCGCAAATGCAATGGTTTATGGTTTTATGTCCAGCGTAAGATACCAAAACCTAGAATACCAATGCGAATTGGTATGGAACTTCATCCGAAAGTTGGGAGCAAAGTCGGCCAATTTTCCTTTTCTAATTCAAGGAGATGGACAATACTATGATGCTTGAAAAAGAAAAATTGAGCAAAGAAACGCAAGAAGCACGACAGGAACTCATTGATAACGGCGCAGATGAGGGCGCGGTGGACGCTTACATTGAGCTAGGTATTGGTGATGATGACTTGAGCGATTTTGAGGAAGCGTATCAGGGAAAATATCAAAATAATGAGGAGTTTGCGCGGGAAATACACGACCAGACCACCAGTATGGACAGCAAAGAATCACAGGCGTGGCCATATTATTGTATTGACTGGGAATGGGCGGGGCGCGAGTTGATGATGGACTACTCCGAGCAGGATGGGTATTATTTTAGAAATCTGTAAAAAGAAAAACAAAACAATGAAAAAACGCGACAAACTTTCTGTCATCAAGTATCAGTCCAGCGTCATTATGTTGGCTTTGCGAGAAATTGATGACGCGGTGGATGGGTCTATCTTGATAGAGGAATTAGAACGAGATGTTGAGGAAAAATTAGCGGAGCTAGTTGGAGCAATAAAGAAATGACTAAAACTCACGAGTGCGCGAAGGAAGATATTGACTGGAAGAAAAACCCGACTGGTTTTGAAAGCGATATGATAGAGTGGTATGGAAAGTGTCGGAAATGTGCTCGGAGCGTTTATGAAGTTTATAGCCAAGAGCCAGAACTTTATGACGCGGTAAGTGGGGAAGAAATTTAATCCTCGCGGGCTTGCGTTGGTGCTTAAAAATTAAAACTAGGTTGCGTAAGTGGTCAGGCATTAAAGGAAAGACCGAGTTTAGGGGATGAACCTCGCAAGAGGAGAAATTACGCCCCCCACAAAACGCCTAGCTTGGGAAGGGTAAGGTGATGGCAAAAGAATAATCCTTGCCATTAAAGGACAAGGGAAGGGTCGCAACCTTCTAGCTAACCTGCCTCATCCGCTCTCTTAAAAAGAGCTTCCACAGAGGGCAAGAAGGGCTATAACCGCAAAGCGGCCATCCCTAGCTAGGGTTAAATATCGCTATGCGCTCTCTTGCTCTCTGTGGGTGCTTTTCAAGGACGCTTTGAAAACGTCTCCGTCCGCGAGAAGACACCACAGAGACCGAGCGAGGGTGGCAACAAATTAGAGGAAGTTGCCGTTAAAGTTTCCTGCGCAGGTGGCGTGAGGGTCATTACACTTCATTGTAATCAAGCCGTTAATCCTGCTACAAACACATCCCTCGCTTTTTCTCCTAAATTTATGTTGTTAGATTTTGGCTTGCGCCACATCAATTTAATATCTGATATTTTTATCCTCCTTGTGGTCGGGTGGGGGATTTTGAAAGTGGTTTTAATAGTTAAAGAAAAATAAATGAAAAAATATATTATTTCGTTTTCAGGCGCAGTTGATATTGAAGCTGAAAATGAGAATGAAGCCCGTAAGAAATTTTTTGATTTGTCAGATGAGGAAATTGGGCAAGCGATAGAGGAATATGATGAAATTCAAGAACAAGAGTATGATAGAAGTGATGGAACTTCCAGCGCATTATAAAAATTGTTCCAAGTGTGGAAGAACTAGAAATGTCTTGGAAGCTCCCAAATGCCCCGTCTGTTTGTCTCCCAAACATCAAAAATTACCGCCCGCTTTGCCATCTAAACGCCGTCATTACAGCAGAACTACACGATATTGCTCTACTTGCCAGTTTTCCGTAATGTTTGTTAGTCGGCGCACCGATAAAGGAAGTATCTTCAAATTTTGTCCAAATTGTAATAATGTTTTATGAAAAAATTGTTGACCCTTCTAAAAACTAAAGGCAAAACGAAAGAAGAAATCAAAGCAGAAGTTGAGCGCGCTTTGAGGTCTAAAAATTTATTGGATAAAGACGGGAAAATTAAATTCAATGTGGGAGAAAAGAACGCCGAATGATTGGAGTCCAATCGGCACTTTTATCTGGTTGATGGTATGGGGTTCTATCGTCTGGTGGATTTACCAGTGGCTTTTGCGCCATCCATTTTGAGATTAAATGAAATTTTATATTAAGTCCGTTAAAGAAAATCGGCGGAAGATGGTTGGGGAGCTTTTTCCAAACGGCACTTTTCTAAAACACGTCCGATACTCGGTTCATTATTTTCATAAAGCAGGCGCGTTTGGAATTGACGAGGCGATAGTGAAATATCTCAAGGAAAAAGGTTGTAAGAAAATTGTCATTAAGGAAGAAGAAGCTGATGAGCGTTGGGAAACTCCTTTTGAAGTTTTTTGGGAAAAGAGTTGGGTTCACAAATTCCCGAATTTCCAGCCCCAGCGTTTCTTGGCCAAAGAGCGTTGGGATATTTTTGATGCTTTCGGATTACCTTTTCAAATGCGCAAAGTTGATAAAATCTTTCAACAAACTAAAAAGCAGGTTAAGGAATTAAGTGATACACTCACAGCTTCATTATTTGATTGACGAAATGCGACAGCATTTCAATGAAACGGCACGCAAAGGAAAAGGGTCGTTTGGTTTTTATTTGGGGATTTTGAAGCGTGTGCCGATTCAAAAACTTTATGAGTTTTTTTCGCTCTCTAAACAGCCCGAAGTTAAAAATTCTAAAAAACTTTTTTGGTGGCTCGTGAAGCAAGAACTTGACAAGGTTTCTAAAAAGTTGTCCCCACGTAAATTTGAGCATAAATAGAAAACAACTTTGACAAGCTGTCAAATAATTAAAGCACGAATTATTATAACACGTCAAGATTTCTATTGACAAAACTTGACAGCAGGTTCTTAATATGATAACATATAATAGAACCATTAGGTTCGCCTGTCAAGTCGGACAGGTTGAAACAAGTGGCGCGGACAGCACTTTGAAAAATTATGAATCCATATTTAGACGCGGTAGATGAATTGAAACTCTTGGCGGACAAACTCCGCAAGCGTTCCAATTATAAGCGATACTCCAAAGGTATGCGCCGTGCCTATGCCAACCGAGCTTATGGCTTGGAGCAAGCAATAAGAATTATCAGGCAATACCAAGAGCCAATAGGGATATGGGAGAAGTAAATTTTCCAGAATTTCCGCAAGCCAAAGTTTTTGTCGGTGGGTGTGTGGAGTGCGGAGTTGGTTCTTCTTTCCGAGCTAAAGCACACGCCCATAATCAGCCAAACAAATCTCATTTCGGCTGGATATGCGTCCGAAGCCCTAAAAGGTTAAGGATGACTGACAGCAAGCCCTCAATGCTTATGTTCCACGAATACGCCCATATTCTTACCCCAACGCATTGGCACGATGATGTTTGGAGAGCCAAAGTCCGAGAGCTTGGAGGCCGTATTCAACGGCACGAAACCAAACGCTATCACGTAGCGCGCGGATACGGCCAGAGGTCTAAATAGAATTGTGTTGAGAAGCCCGTGAGTTTCTGTCCGCCTCACGGGTTTTCTCTTAAATAAAGTTGTCCACAGACCACTATTGACAACTAGCTATATGGGAAATTATAATGAATTACATCATAAAGAAATTGAGATGGGAATGACTTTCAAAATTAACGAGGATGGAAAAGGTTTTCGCTCTGTTTCTTCCGAAGAATTAAGAACCTGTCCAAAACTTATTTTGTCTCCCGCGCACTGGATACCAGAACATAAGGTCGCAGAGTGCGGAGCAAAAGTAAAAAGCGAAGAAGAATTAAAACCAAAAGTAATCAAATTGATGGATAAAGAGTTAATCTGCGTGGAGTGCGGTAAGCAATTTGTTTGGAGCATAGGCGAACAGAATTTTATGGCAGACCTCCAAGCACAGGGAAAAATCCAAGAAGTGAAAGAACCAAAACGCTGTCCTGACTGCCGACGCAAAAGGAAACCAACTCGGTAATCAAAATTTATCCCCTATGTTTTACCAAGAAGCTGAAAAATTTATAAATGAGGTCTTTTGGAAAGAGACCCACGACCCGCGCTCTAAACTTAATATCGCGGAGTTGGTCAATGCCAAGCTCGTCAAAGATAATAACGAGAAAGACCCTGATTATTTTCAGAAGCGGATTGGCGTTGTCCACGCCTCGCAAATTTACTCCTGCTTACGCGGGGTCATCCATAGCTGTTTAAGGCATACTCCCGATAAAGAGCCAGAGCCGCGCAAACTTGGGATATTCAAAGCTGGCTTGCTTTTTGAAGATTTTATTATTGATTCGCTTGGCGAAAGAGTTATCGGGCGACAGCGCGAATACAAATTTCGGTATAAAAATATCACTCTCGTTGGGCGAAGCGACTACCGCATAGATGATGGTGGCATTATTCGCATAGGAGAAAATAAATCTGTTCACTCTGACTCTTTTTGGTATCGCCAACGCGAAGGCACTCTTATCCAGTGGCATAATCAAATCCAACTTCAAATCTATATGTGGTTGGAGCGCGTTTTGTTTGATGAAAAAGTTGAGGGTATATTTTCTTATATCTCCAAAGATGATTGTATGGTAGAGAGTGCGCCAGTAAAATTTAACCAGAGAGTTATTGATGAGATTGTTATTCCCGCATTGGATATTATAAACGAGGGTTTTGAGAAACAAGACCCAAACATTGCTCCCCTTCCCGAAATAGCCATCTATTCTGAATCTAGGGAGCAATATCAAAAGAATTGGCTTTGCACATATTGTGATTATCATAACCAGTGCACTGGCGCGGGGTGGCTTCTTGAAGCTGGGGAGCTTGTTGCCCGTAAAAATAAAGAAATTAAGCAGGGCTTAAAAGATTCTGTTGGGCATATTACTAAAAAATCTAAATCAGAAATTCATCCAGTATGAAAATCAATAAACTTTTAGGTAATAAAGTGCTTTTAAAAAAGCTGGATAAAAAAAACCCGACTGGAATTGTTGTGCCTGATTCGGCGGAGAAATTAGATGAGATAAAATTTGGCGAGGTAGCTATGCTAGGTGAAGACGTTGAAACAAGTTGGGGTGCAGGAGACAAGGTTATGTTTCAATTCGGATTTGAAAAGTTAAAGGTCGGAGATGAAGAACTTTTAATAGGTAATGTTGATTCAATTATTGCTGTCGTGGATGAGATATGAGTCAGCGTAAAAAGCTCAAAAAACTGCATCGTCGGGCAGTTAAAGAGCAACGGAGAAAACAAAAAAATGTCCAAAATAAATCTCAAAAAAGTTAAGTGGTGCTGGGTTGCAACCGAAACTAAAGCTGGTTGGCGGCTCAAGATGGCGATAGGCGAGAACTCCAAGACTGATATTCGTCTTGAAGGTCTTTTGCTTGCTTCTGAATCGGAAGTGAAAAAAATTGTGAAAGGTAATATTGTCTTTGTCCATCGCCGTATAATAGTTAGTAAAAAAGTGATTCATAATAAATAATTTATGAAAAAACTTGTAATGATGTTATTGGTTGTTGCCTTGTTAGGATTGAGCGCACCTCAAGCTCGCGCCTTTTCCTTCGCTGATTTTCAAAAGCTGTATGCTGATTTTTTTCAAGTAGCAATAAGCTGGATAGTTTCTCTTACCCAACAAGTTTTTGTTCTCCAACAGCGAGTGGCCGAGTTAGAGACTCAACAATACCAGAATCTCTCGGCGACAAATACTCCCGAAACTACCACCACTCTGCAAGAATCAACAATAACCACTCAAGAAAATACTAGCTCGGTGGAATCTTCTTCAACGCCACTGGTGCAAGCTACCTCAACCCCAACCCAATCTCTCCCACAAATTATTTATGTTCCCACGCCAGTTTATGTAGAAGTCCCTGTCGCGCCAGAACCTATCGCCACAACTTCTTCAGAAGTTTTATCTTTGCCGACTTCCGCACCCACATCCACTCCTCCGTCCGACAGACAATTACTTTATGTTGAGCAGGATTTTACGCCTATTCTTACGCTCAATGCGAATGGGACTTCAACTGAAATTATTGTAATCAGTATCGGTGAAGTTATAGCATTTGAATGGTCTGTTGAAATAAAAGCGCAAAGTATTCAGGAAAGTTTCCAATGCAACGGCGAAATAAAAAATAGCAATTCTGAAGTTCTGACTTTTTCAGAAGTGGGTGAGTTTGAATACGCCGTGAATTGCGTTGGTATGAGTTCAGGAGTTGGCACAAGAAAATTTATTAAAATAATCGTCCAATAAAAATGAAAATCGTAAAACTTACAATTCATAATTTCCTCAAGCTCAAAGACATTGAGATGAATCCCTCCAAGACTAATATCATTGTGGGGAAAAACAAGCAAGGCAAAACCTCCATTCTCAAAGCCATTAAAGCCGCTTTTGATGGCGGAGTTGATGAAAAGATGATTCGCATTGGCGAGAATAAGGCGGAGATTCTTTTGGAGCTTGACGAGTTTGATGTTAAGCGCACCATCACCGAGAAAGGAACGTATTTGGATGTCGCAAACAAAGAGGGCTACAAAGTGCCGTCGCCTCAAAAGTTTCTCAATAATCTTTTGGGGGTGTTCTCTTTTAACCCTGTCCAGTTTTTTGAGTTGAAACTTCTTGAAAGAAAAAAGTATCTGTTAAACGCCATCAAGCTCACCATCAGCCAAGACGAACTGGCTCAATATACTGGCGAGAAATTGGCTGGGATTGATTATGGAAAGCACGCGCTTGAAGTCGTAGAAGATGCTCGCAAGTATTATTATGATAAGCGCACAGCAGCGAACTCCGAAGTTTCCAAGAAGCGGAAAACGCTTGAAGAATTGTCGGCAAAAATTCCCGAAGGGTTTAACCCCGCCGAGGTTAACGAAAAACATATCCTTGAACTTCGTGATTCTCTCGTAGTTGAAGCTCTCAACCAACAACAACTTGATGCTGACACTAAAAGTGAAGCTCGCTTACTCGCCTCAATAGAAGAATATCAAAAGAAAATTAAGGAAGCTGAATACGGATTGCTTGCAGTGCGCAAGCGAAAAGAAAAACTCACCAAAGAGCTTCTTCCAAACCCCAAAGCGGTGCAGGCGGAAATTGAAAGATTGGAGTCCCAGCGCGAATTAGTTTTTACCGCCAAGCGCGTTGAGGAGCTTCGTTTCGAGCTTGGTGTGGCGGTAAAAGAAGCTGATAAACTTGATGTTGTTGTGAATCGCCTTACCAAAGAAATCCCGCAGGAACTGATTATGAAAGCCAAGCTCCCCGTCGAAGGTTTGGTGATTGTTGGCGATGATGTTCAGGTCAACGGCGTTTCCCTCGACAATCTCTCTGCTTCCGAACAGCTTAAATTCGCCCTTGATATTGTGCGCAAGCTCAATGAGAACTTCAAAATTATTTGCATTGATGGCATTGAGACGCTTGATAAAGATTCTTTCGAGGTGTTCCTTAAAGAAATTGAGAATGATTCTTACCAGTATTTCGTTACGCGCGTAAATGGAGAAATTAAAAATGGCATTATTATTGAGAACGGTGAAATTAGAAAATAAAGTGCCTGAAACCATCTGCCGAGTTTGCCATCAGGTTGTAGTTTTAAGTCCAACTAATTTTGGTTGGGTTCATAAAGGCGGGGGAGCTTATGTTCAGAAATGCGGAAAATGCGGGTGGATAGGCGGTAAGATAGGGAGTTTTCAGAAATGCCCCAAGTGCGGTGAACATAAAAGATTAGTGGATGACCATTGTGTAAGGCCACAATGAAAACTTATAAAGCAGTAAAACTAGCTATCGAAAATCGAATTGATTACAAAGACGAAACAGACTTGGAGCTTCGTGCTATGGAGATTTTAATTGAAGAAAATGATTTAGGATTTTTACTTCGGAAAGCGCAGACTAAAATACTTCGTATTGAAAATATGGAGTTCACTCTTATTAAGATTAAAAAAACAAATTAAAATGCTTAATCTTGGTTCAATCCAAATCCCAATCAATGCGGCGACTAGAGCTTTCGCCATTCTTGCCAAGCGCGGGGCTGGTAAAACCTATACTGGTGCAATAATGGCGGAGGAATTTTACAAAGCCAACATTCCCTTTGTGGTTTTTGACCCCATTGATGTTTGGTGGGGACTTCGGTTATCTGCCAATGGAAAGGATAAGGGTTTGCCGATTGTAGTGTTTGGCGCTGAACACGCTGACATCCCACTTAATCGGGATATGGGCAGAGAAATCGCACGGGCAGTGGTGCGGGAAAATATCTCGTGCGTAATTTCTACTTTCGGTATTCCTGGCGGGAAGACAGCAGAGCGCTGGCTCATTTCTGAATTTTCAGAAGAACTATTAAGGGTTGTAAAAACTCCAATCCACGTTTTCATAGAAGAAGCTCACGAGTATGTTCCACAAAGAGTATTCGGTGGGCTTGGCAAGACTTTCAACGCGGTGTCTAATCTTGTAGTAATGGGCAGAAATCGTGGCATCGGAGTCACAATGCTTAACCAACGCGCCGCTACCATCAATAAGGATGTGCTGACGCAATTAGACACTTTAATTGCTATGCGCACTATCGGAGCGCCTGACAGACAAGCCTTCAAAGTTTGGGTAGAGCATTTCGGGGCAACTGGAGATTTTGAAAAATTCCTCAAATCTTTGCCTGAATTAAAGACTGGTAAGGGATGGATTTGGTCTCCAGAGTTTCTCGGAAAATTTGAGCGTATTGAAATTCGCAAACGCGAGACTTTTCACCCAGATAGAGAAAAAATCGGCAGTAAATTTGAGATGCCAGAATTGAGCCAGATTGACGTTCAAACTTTCATTGCCAAATTTACCGCTTCGATGGCTTCGCTCAAACCAGAAAAAGGCAAGAAAAAAACAGCAAAAGAGGATACTCGACCTGAAATTATCACTCCTGTTTTAGCGCCGACTTCCCAAGATGTTATAAATCTTCGCAACGAATATGAATCAAAACTTATTCAGAAAGACAATGAAATCAGAAGTCGCGAGGCAGTTATTGAGAATGTCAGAAAAATTGTAGGCTCATCTTCTGGTTCTTCAGCGCCTATGTTGAGTTTCGGTAAAAACGATTTGTTGATTGAAGACTTACCCAAATACGAAAAAGACATTATGAACGCCATTAAAAAACATCCCAACATTCCTTTTTCTCCCGCACAGTTGGCCGTCAAAGCTGGCAAGGGTTCTCGCAGTTCAATGTTTCCGCGTGCCGTCCGCACCCTTTTAAAGCTCAATCTTATTAAAAAAGAAGGAAACGATTTAATTTATGTTGGATAAAATAACCCCCCTAAATAAACAAAGATGAAAAAAGAAAATATGATTCACTATGATTTATTTTCAGGCATTGGGGGATTCGCTTACGCAATAGACCAAGTATATGGCAAAGAAAACACAAAACACATTTTCGTTGAAAACGACCCCTTTTGTCAAGCGGTCTTGCGGAAGCATTGGTCAGACTCCGAAATCCACGGGGACATACGAGGGTTTGTTGCCGACACCGAACGCCAGCGACCACATTCAGAGAAAAACAAGCAAAAGCTGGAAAGCAAAAGGGGCGACAAACTTCGTATTGAGCAATCCAGAAATACTATCCTCACGGGTGGCTTCCCCTGCCAGCCATTCTCACAAGCTGGAGTTCGGAAAGGCACCGCAGACGATAGATACCTCTGGCCAGAGATGTTTAGAGTTATTTCCGAAGCAAGACCAAAGTGGGTCATCGCTGAAAATGTTGTCGGACTTCTTACTATTCAAAACGGATTGGTGTTTGAACAGGTGTGCACCGATTTGGAAAGCCAAGATTACGAAGTCCAAGCGTTTATTATTCCAGCTTGCGCCGTCGGCGCGCCGCACAGGAGGGATAGGGTCTGGATTGTTGCCCACAGCCAGAGGAGGGGGGAACGGAGCAAGCAGTCGAAAGGAAGTGGAGCAGGGCAATCCGAAACGAAGATTGGAAACGGAGATAGCAATGCTTCCAACACCACGGGCGGGCAATCCTGGGAGCAGACCAAACAGGAAGGGCGGGAAGATACTGGCGGAGGAGATACAAATGCTCAAAACCCCATCGGCAAGCGAAGCGGAAGGCGGAGCAAAAACGGACGACAAGTATTGGAACGCCAAAGCCCCGAAGTTCAAGACCAGAGACCAAATAGCGAGAGCTGGGAAAGAAGCTGGCAAGAAGTTGCGTTTGCAACCTGCTATGACGGAGTGGATGATGGGCTTCCCCGACAAATGGACGGAGTTGCCATTAGCGGAGCAAGGCATAGAAAAGAAAGGTTGAAGTCGTGCGGGAATGCGATAGTTCCCCAAGTCGCCATTAAAATAATTGAGGCGATAAAAGGTGAGAGGAATTTTTAACCCCCCTAAATAAACAAAGATGAAAGAAGAAAAACAATTCAGGGTCAAGCACTTTTATTTTTTAAAGTTAATCGGGGCAATAGGAATATTTCTCGGTGTATTAATAATTGCTGTTATTCTTCTTTACAGCATTGGTATTATTTTTGATTTAATAAAAGTTCGGTTAAACCTTCCTATTTTTTCTTCAACCAAAAGTTTTATCAGTTTTAACCTCCAATAAAAATATGACCTTCTTCCAAAAACTTATAATGACGATAGTGGCGTTTTTTCTAATGATTGGCGGGTTGATTGCTGGTATATTTATCGGCAAATTGGAAGCTTCGCTGAAAGTTAAAGAAATGCAAAAAAGAGACCAAATAAAACTTGCCTTTTGCAAGGGCGCTGGCTTTGACACTTATTCTGATTTTGGGCTTAAATCTGGTGGAATAATAACAATTAAGTGCATTAAAAAAATAGATGACCAATGGGCATATCGCGAATTTCCGCCTGATTTAATAGTAAATTGGAAACCTTGATATGACCCCCACAAAACAAAACTGCTCCGAATGCCAATTTGAAAAAGGCCACGCCCTTATCTGCTCTCAATTTGAGATTCCGGTTAAGGAAAACCAGGAGAAGGAGTTTGATAATATGACCCCCACAAATAAAGAAAACTGGGAGAAAGATTTTTGGGAGATAGTGGAAGAATTGGGGACTGGAGGCTATATAGTCTGTTTCCAGAAAATTCGGGATTTCATTCGTCAGGATTTCATCAGTCGCGAAAAAGTGGAGAAGGCAATTGAGAAAAAAATTCAAGAATACCCCGAATGGTTTTACCATAGTAATAATGAGAGAGAACCGCATCCTGTCAGAAAAGCCCTCTCCGACTTCCGCCGAGAATTAACAAAGAATAAATGAGTATGGAAAAAGAAAAAATTAAAATACTTGAGGCATACGGCAACGGGAAAGTTGGAACTATTTATGAACGCGGTTATTTGAAACACCAGAAGACTATAAGTTCTCGCACAGCCGCGATGACTTCTTTTGGGATGTTAATTCCAAACCCGAAGACAACGCCTTTTTGATGGCAAGCTGGCTAGTAGAAGGAACTTATAAAAAAAATATATGAGTAAGCACGGCAAAAAATCTCATAAGGTTACGGGTTATGACAATACTCCAAGCAAATTACCCTGGCCTCCCAGAAGCCCCGAAGCTCAAAGAAATTGGGAGAAGAACAATGTAGCCCCGTCTAAAAGAAAATGAGCTTCCATAAATCAATCCCAAAAATAACTGTCGGGCGCTATGCTGGCACTCCGATTGACCAACTTCCCAATTCTTATTTGCGCTGGATGATGACCCAGGATTTTCCGAAAGAATGGCTGGATATTGCCGACAGAAAATTAAAGCAATCCCACTGGAACGACGAATATCTTAATGTCTCGCGCCACGCCATTGACACTTTCTCTCTTAGGTTTCTTGATAAATGGGTTAAGTTTAATGAGGTAAGGCAAGCTGAAGGTGAATCCCCTCTGGGACTAGGCACTTTCATCACACAATGCGCTAAAAACGCTTGGGAGCGCGGAGTTGACATAAGCAAGCACCGACATCAAGAAGATGGAATTGTGAAAGAATTTGAAGGGCAAAAGTGGGTATTTGGGCTGAACTATGCCTATCCCGACTACAAAGAAGTCATAACCGTAATGCCGAGTGAAGGATAGTTATTAACATACAACTATTGACAACCAATGGATAGTTAGATTATTATAAGTTATAGTAAAGGTCGTCATTACCAATACTTTCCTCTAAATGTTAGAATGAGCAAAGAACCTATAATCCAAGAACAGCGCGATTTAGAACCGCTCTGGACTGTTCAACAAACCGCCAAATACCTGTCGGTCAGCCCCGTGACTATTTATCATTGGATAAGCAAAAAGCGGGTGTTTGACCATAAAAGGTTGGTCAGGTTTAGCCATCGTGTTCGGATTCCCCGAAGTGAAGTGCAAAGAATAGCGGGCATTACTAGAGGAAGATTAGAAAAATAAATATGACAGACATTCTTGATTCATTTATCAGTAAAAAGAAAGCGGAATCCAATTTCGTGAGCCTTGAGGATGGCGAGTCAATCAAAATCCTCAAGCTGCGCGAAATTAAAACCGTCACGAAGGCTGGATTTGGCGGCGAAGAAAAGGAGGTCTTGCGTCTTGTCGTTGACGTAGAGACCACTCAAGGTGTGAGAACGAAGAACTTTGACAACGGCACGCAGAGATTTGCCACCGAGTTGAGGGATAAAGATGTAAAACTTGAAAGCGGTTTTACAATTACCCGTCACGGACTTCAAACAAAAACTCGTTACGAAATCTCCAGCGTAGTGAATGGCTAACTTAACTATTTGTGAATCACCCTTTGGGTGTTGCGATAGTCATTATTGCCGTTATTTTTCTCCTCTGGTTATTTATAGCGCCAGTAAGTGTCAGCCAAACCCAATCGCAACATTCACAATTAAATAGTCAAATCAGAAACTATCTTGAAAGCAAAGATTCCCCTCTGGCCTCCGACACCGAGTTCCTGTTAAATCTGAAACATTGGAAACTGCTCATTGCCATATCCGCCATTGAGTCTCAATTTTGCACTCAACAGCGCGGGTATAATTGCTGGGGCATAGGCGGCGATAGAAATTATCGCTCTTACAGTTCATTCCGCGCCTCCGCTCAAGATGCAAATGATTTGATTGAGTATTGGCAATCCAAAGGAAAGTGGCTGACAGTTGAATCTATGAATGGAAGTTATGTAGTGCCAGTAAATTCAACTTGGGTTAGAGTTGTAAATAAAGTTATGGGAGAATTAAATGAGTTACAATCGAGGACAGAATAACCCGATGTTCGGACATAAACATTCTGCTTCCACGAAGAAGAAAATGAGTAATATGGCATCCAACTCTAATAATTCCCAGTGGAAAGGTGACAAGGTTGAATACCAAGCTCTCCATCAGTGGATACGCAAACATTTCGGAAGCCCCACTATTTGCGAAAAATGTGGCACAAAGAATCTTAAAGGTAGAAAGATTCATTGGGCTAACAAGAGTGGAAAATACTTACGTCTTCGTTCTGATTGGAAAAGAGTTTGCGTAAAATGTCATCGAGCATCTTACAAAAGACCTCACACAGTTGCTAAAGGAAATAGTAGAATCCGTAGCCTGAATCGAGCTTAATGCCGCTATCGCCACAACAATACCAGAAACTCCTTGAGATGACCCGTTTGAAAATTTCTAACTGGGAAATAAGCGGCTGGCTTATGAGGACGTGCGGGCTACGTTTTCAGGAAGCATCCGAGCTTCGCCATCAAGCTATAAAAGAATGTCCAAATGTTACCCCAAAATCACAAAATCAGAATCCGAAAGAAAACTCAATTAAAGCGATTGAGGGCTGGCAAAAAATTGGGGTTGAAACGGCTAAAGAGAAAGCGCCGACTGTTCAACCTCTACAAAATGAAACTCCAGACCAAACGAAAATCGATGTCTGTGACACCTGTGGTGACCCGACCTTCTCCTGTGACTGTTCCTGTAAGCGGTTGGAGGAAATTCCTTTCTGACCTATGGACGTTCTTAACCAGTTTATTCAAAAGAACGAAAAGCGCGCCGAGCGTTATCTCGAAGTGATTGAAGATATGATGAATGATTACCAAAACCGATACGACTTTGCCGAGGAAACTCTGGTTGGAATTTACGACCACATTATTGAAAATAATTCAATTACCGATAAACAGATTCAGGCTGTTGACAACATAAGAAAATCTATCTATGAACGGTAAACCTATTATTCCACTAGGAACTGACCCAAGAAAATTGGAGTTAAGCGCGGCACTTGCCGATAAAGCCAAGAAAGATGCTATTGAAATGGTGAAAGCCCACCAAGAGAAAATAATCAGGGTGACGCAGAAAATTGAAGATATTTTGATAGAAGAAAATATGTCGTGGCGGGACTGGAATGAGGTCGTAAATAAATTCAATAACCGCAACGATTATGTTTTCCCGCGCATTACTATTAAAGAAATTAAGGACAAATTCGATGAACACTTTAAACCTTGAGCCAGGAAAACAATTAACTCCAGGCGAAAAAGCAGCTTTAGCCAAAGATAATGAGCGTGAATCACGAGAAACCCTCCAAAAAGCGAGAACGCAACAGGAAACCGACATCAAGGCTGGGCAAAGGCCAGTCGTTGCCGAAGTTGCCGATTCCATTAAAGAAAAGCTCCAAAAAGGACAGTTTAACAAAAAATAATTCTATGATGATTCCTTCTCCTTTCAACCCGCCCAACAACCAACCACCCCCAGAAATAATGGCGCTCATACCCCAGCTAACTCCTATCTTACAGCAAATTCTTCAAGGTCTGAAAAACTACAATCTTGAAGTTTTCGAGATTGATGTCAATGGTGCGGTTTTCGCGCTGACTAAAAACCCCGCCATTTTATCTCCAAGTATTTTATCTTTCTTAAAACCTCCAGTTCGTATCCCAGTAAAACTAGAAGCGCCTCAAGATTTGGTGGAAAATATCACTAAACTACTTCAAGCTAATTTACCTAGAGATGACAACTTTATATTTAATCCGCACCGAACAGTAGCTAACGAAATTGCAAATATGCTTGAGGATGCCCGCAAGCGAGATAAAGAGAGTTTGGCGCGCGAATTAGAGAACTTAATAAAGAAGTTCAAAAACTGATATGGATGAACAAACCAAAATACAACAGATAGAAACAGAGCTTTGGAGAATTGATGAGATTATAAAACTTCGGCTGGCTGATTTGGTTTGGCTAATCGAGGCGAGAGCATCTTTAGAAGACCCGCAAGCTATCGCCAATTCCCAACGCGAGTTTGAAGAAAGGCGTTATCAGCTTATTGCGGAACTCCGAAATTGTATCAAATCAATTTATGAGAAACTCGACAGAGCAAGAAATCCAAAAAGCAATTCTTGATTATCTCAAACTTAAAAAGTTTATTGTCTTTAAACACCGCAATGTCGGAATTTTCAAACAAGCTACGGGAAAATATATCCCCCTCGCTCTCGGAGAGAAAGGAATCTCAGACATCATTGGATGTTCCCCAGAAGGAAGATTCGTCGCCGTTGAAGTCAAAAGGAAAGGAATACATCTTTCCCCAGACCAAGAATATTTCCTCAACAAAATTAGAGCCGCAGGCGGTATCGCCATCCTCGCCTACTCCATTGACGACGTTCTTAAAGAAGTGGAACAATAGGATAATTTTAGTCTCTGCTTATTTAAAAGGGCGCTTAGCCATCAAACTGCTGCGCTGGCGCAATAGACCAAAAAAAATTCTAAAATATCCCGACCCGCGCCTCTTAAAACCATCAGAACCTATCACAAAATTTGACAAAGAAACCCAAAACCTTATTCGCCAGTTGGGAGCTACACTTTATAATCAACGTTGGGGTGGAAGATTGGGAATAGCCGCTCCGCAGATTGGGGTCAATAAAAGAGTATTCTTAGCCTTCAACCGAGTCTTTATAAATCCAGAGTTTCGCACTACCAAAGCCCCGCCAGAAGATATGATGGAAGGATGCTATTCTTTAGGCAAAGATATTTATATTGTCCCTCGCGCTCCTTATGGATGGGCGCGCTGGCAGGATTCAGAAGGCAAGTGGCGTGAGGAAAAGTTTAAAGGATTGGAAGCCATAATTTTCCAGCACGAGCTTGACCATTTAAATGGCTTGCTCTGCGTAGCCAAAGGTCGAAAATATGAACCGCCTAAAAAGGTTGAATATGGTTTTAAAAACAAGTAGAATAAAGTATGGCCAAATATAAAGTTCTCCAAAGAATCAATTTCCTAAAACAAATTTACAAATACGGCGACGAGGTGGAAACGGAAGAAAACATTGCCGCTCCTCTCGTTGGCGCGGGACAATTAGAAAAGGTCGAAGAAATTAACAGTCAGACACCTTCAAAAAAAATGGCTAAATACAAAGTTTTGGTAGAAACTGAAATTGGGGGAGAAGTGAAAGCAGTTGACAGTGAAGTGGAATTGGACGAGGAAACTGCTTCCATTCTCGTGGGAGAAGGAAAACTGGAACTCGTCCCTGAGAGCGCAGCCTAGTCCCTCTTGGAAATTTAAAATAGCCTTCTCACGAGGGCTATTTTAATTGGTGAGAGCGCGGTGTGATTCCCAAAAAATCTCCTGCGCTCTCTTTTTACTCCGCAGGTTGCGGAGCGACAGGAGGCGAGCGATTCCAAATCGTAATTATCTCTTCACCTCGGAGGAGAAACACCTCGTAGATGTCGCTATTCAAGAAATACGGCCTGCCTTTGTCCATCCTGAACTCCACTAAGAGATAGTAGGGTTTAAGATAGACGGTTGCGAATCTGCGGACATTCCCGTTCTCCTGAATTTCCAGCGTGGAAACTATGTAGGCGGGCTGGGTTTTAAGGCGTTCCAGAATTACCGTTGGAACTCCGTTGTAGTCGCCTGCGGTAAGAGCCGCGATAGTGAGAGCGATTGCCAGCATTTTTCACCTCCTTTCTGGAACACGGATGTTCCCGCTTTTTTGCGATGTCAGCGAAAGTTTTTCCGCAATGAGAGCAGAGATACACGGCATTTTCGTAAATGCTCATTTCAAAGTCCCTCCTTCTTTATCCGCTTGGAGTTTCTTGATAATATTTTCCAGACGGATTTGCTGGCTTGGGTATCTGCCCTCGGTCTCAACCAATAATAAAGCCAAAGTATCCGCGTTCTTTTGCAGAACGACAATAAGTTCTTCAAACATATTCACCTCCCTTATTAAAGAACATTCAGCAGGAGCGAAAGGATTTGAACCTTTAACATCCCGTTTTGGAGGCGGGCGCTCTACCAAATTGAGCTACGCTCCTATCTTTTCAGAGAATCTATCTATCGTTCTGACTACTACTGAAGCACCAAGTATCGCTTCTAAAATTCTAACCAAAGCAACCGAAGTATCGGCCTCAATAACATTTACTGCCAACAGTCCTTCAATCACCCCAATTAAAACAATTTTTATGAAGCGGGTGCTGTAAATAAAACTTAAATTAGCCATAAATTTCATCAAATTTTGAATAATTTTATTACTTACCCTTCGACCTTTCAACTTTATCTTATTATAACACAAAATATGGCAACAACTTTTCCCAAGTGAATCCAGGATGCCACTCAAAGTGAGGCACATCATCGAAGTCTCCACCCCAAATCAGCCCCAGTTTTTTGCCTTCTGCGCCCAATTCTTCCCACCAACCCGCAGGAGGAGACCAATTATGACTTATGAAAGCTACATCAAAAGCCAATCCATAGTTATGATAACTCTCTAACCCTTTAGCATTGGTAATTGTGCTACCTGGGCTTTTCCGACCCTTATCATAGAAAACATTTTGCATTTTTACGCTACGGAAAGTGGAGGAAACATAAATCGGTTTTCCTTTCTTTGACATAAGTTCACGCAATTTCTCGGCTTTTTCTTTCACATCTGGATACAAAATATCTATGCCGCTTTTTTCATTAAGCAGCATTTTAGCCAAGTGAAAAGATAGTTGCCACGCCTCGGCGCTGTTTCTATGTTCTTTGAATAATGCTCTGAATAAGCTTTCAAACATATTTAAGGATTAGTTGTATAAGTAACAACTGCGACCATAACTTTGATTTCTTCTATCCAGACAACTTTCATCTCCATATTCTGATTGCCGTTTCCTATGGTCTCCATAATCGCATTGATACGCTTCTCAAAGTCGAGCAAATCTTCTTCGGGCTTTCTGATAATGAATTTACATTTGTAACCTGGCATAAATTATTTGCTCAAAATTCCTTTAATCTCCCCAAGCAGTTCAATCATTTTGGTATTGCCATTATGAATAGTGTCAACAAGACGCTCATTACCTTGTTCTAAAGCGCCTTTAAGCTCGTGAAGATGATTGGTGTTCATTGATTGAAGCTCAGTCAAAATTGCTTGGCTTAAAACATTGTTGCCGTTGCTTTTGCGGGATTTTAAATATGAGAAAAATTCCCTGATGGCAAGAATGAAAACAAAAGCTATTGCGCCAAGTTCATACAAATTCTGCGGCATACTATTTTGGCTCTGGGAGTTTTTTAGCTGGTAATTCGACCTTGTTGCGCAAAGCAAGCCCCACTAAACCTACGAACATTATCGCCACATACCATAGCCACGACATTGGTTTCTCAAAAATAATGCCATAGCCAGTAATCACAATCATCATAAAGAGCATTAACTCAAAGGGATTGAAAGATTTAAGAAAACTAGGTATGCCTACTCTGTGAATAAGTGATAAAAGACTGCGGGTTGACCATTTCTCGGAAGGTAGAATAGGGCGTTCTGGGAGTTCAATTTTTGAAGTAATTGGCATACTTTATTATATCACGCTTCCCTTAAAACCAAACCCACAGTATATTCAAGGTTTTTATCCTCCAGCAAAATGGGGGCGCGAACCGACAAATCGGTGACCAAAACTTTATAGGCATTGTTTACAACAGCATTATTCAAATGAGCAGCCGCCATTGTCCCCCGAACTGCGCGGGTCACACCCGTAAAAGTAGTGGGAGTTTTACCAGTATAAAATACTTCCTCATCACCTATTTTTAACCTTCCCTGTTCAGGAAAATCTACCGTGCTGTCAACGGTGATGGTCGTCGCAGAACTGGTTAAAGCGCCATTCAATAAAGTGGTCGCATAATCCAAATCCTGAAAGTCTAAAAGCGCTTTGGTAGCCCAAGCCACTTCTAAGCGCGCTTTCAATTCGCGGGCGGTAGTCTCCACCAATCTACCATCTAGCCGCTTGACCTCATCGGCGCAATTAACACTCAAGCGCCATTGTTTTGAATAAATAGGTATTGGAACGTATTGAAGCGAGAAATCGTGAAGTTCGGGTGTATTAGTGCCACCTCCAGCTAGAGTAAAGCGGAGCAGTATTTTTTTGGACACCACATTAGAACCAAATTTGAAAACTTTGGAAGTGATAGCGCCGTCATCCGTAAAAGAAGCCGTGCCGTTGCCAGTGCCGCCGACTTCTGTAAAAGTTGTCCCACCGTCAGTGGAATATTCAACTTTGATAGATTGCCCGCTTGCCAACGCTTTAAAAACCAAAGTTATGGCATTGAATAATTTATCAATGCCAGAGATATTTGCAAATTCATTGGTGTTCAAAGTTCCACTGGTATAATATGTTCCAGCCGCGTCACGATAAACTTTGTCGAGATTGCCTGAAGAACTGATGTAAAGAGTAGTTGTGCCATTGGTAGCGATTGGCAAAAACTGCCCAGCATCGTCAGCATTTCTGCGGTCATTAAAAATGCTGAAAGCCCCGCTATTATTTTCCACAACAATATTGCCAGCCAATGCTCTGTTGGATTTTACTGTGGTGTTGTAGAACGCGAAATAATCATTCAAATCTTTATAGATTCTGGTAACTATATCTGAAGTAGTAACAGACCACACACTCCCATCATCAAAAAATATCAAAAGCTGATTGCCCACTACTCTTAAAGCAGTATTGAGTCTATCAGTGTCCACAGAAGGAGTTAAACCAACAAATGTAAGCACTAAAGTGTCAGTAGAAGCCGTCGCGCCGTCCACCTTTCTTAACTCCGTAATGCCGCCGCCACGCTCCAATAAATAATAAATATTGCCGTTAAAAGAAGCCATATTTCTAACGTTCTCGCCGTATTGAAAAGTCAAAAAGCTACTGCCAGCAGTCGCAAAAGCATCCGTGCTTTTTTTCATTGTCGGAAAACTTGATAGAATCCCGCTCACGATAAAAGCCGCACCAGCGTGGCTTACCCCGCAACCAAAAAAGTTAGAGCCAGCATTGGCGGATATATCCGTTACAGTGCTGCCATCATATTTTTGTGTTCCTTTATTAAACACCGCAAACAGATAACGATTGTTGCTTCCATCTTGGCCGAAAAAAAGGTCGCGACAAGTATCCACATTGACAAAGTGCATTAACTGAGTCCAGGAATCTCCATCTGTGGAGTGCCAAACCTTAGCTCCATTTGAGCCATCAACAGTTGTAGCGCGGGTAGCAATATAAAACCTAGCTGCCTGTGCTGCGGCATTTCCAACATTTCCAAAAACTCCAACATTGACTCTATTGGTATTTGTAAGAGAAGTTGTTTGGACTGTTGGCTTAACCAAAATAGAAATTTTGCCAACGGTTGAAAATGCGTCAATATTTTTACTGGTGGCAAACTTGGCATCATCCGCCCAATCACCTTCCTCTTTAATGCCGCCAGACCAATCCGTTTGCGACCAATACCACCAGAAAGTCAGGTCGTCAATATCGCGGTCTCCAGACGCGAATCGGTTGCCGTAAAGAGGCGCTTGGTCTTGAACATAGCCAGGTCTATCGGGAGCACCTTGCAAAATTAACCCCTGGCCATCCAGAGCAACGTGGAATTTTGATTTGGTGGCAACGTAAGCCATTATGGTCGCCCTCCACCTTCTTTATAAACAGGTATAAGACGGGCGGGTTTAGCGGGTTTCAATTTTAGTTTCTCCGCCTCGTAAAGTCGGTCAAATCGGTCAGAGAGCATAATCAATTCTTGAAGCGGAGTGCGCGAAGGCTCTTGGCTCATTTTAGAAATAAGCTCCACGACATTTTTGTATCGGTAGCGCCAACCGCGAGCGAGGCAACCGTATTCAACAATAGTCATAAACTTATCCTGCACATCTATGGTATCTCCTATCGCAGTCCCGATAGTATAAGTTTTCAACCCTTTAACGCGGAACAATCGTCCAGCAACGGTAAATGCTTCCCTGTCACCCAAATAAATTATATTGGCATCTCGACTATATCTCCAATTCGTAAACTCCTCCACTGGTTGCCAATTCTCAGAAGTATTGATGCGGTGAAGAAAATCAATCACGGAAATACAATTTACTTGTGCCGAAACCAAAGACAAGCTCAGCATATTAGCCGTAGTGGTGAGAGTTTCATCTACAAACTCTTTGAAAAAATCGTCACCCAAAGAACGGATTACATCATTGATTATTTGAAGCCACGAAGCATCAGTCAAATAAACCGCGCTGGCATCAAGCGTAAGAGCTTGCCCATTGGTCGGTGCGGTGGTCATCACCAAAGTTCCAGTCTCTTTATCTAAAGTGTAGTCAGTGGTTTCAGTCTGCTCTACTGTGGCTTTTTTCACCGAATAGGTGGCGCTTTGGTCTAAAACAGGGTAGTTATCGGCGGGGATTTGAAAAATCGTATCAGAGCCGTTCCCAGTCCAATCAATGTGAATCCTGCGACGCATATCGCCTGCCTGTCGTCTTAATTGGGTTATGAATGTCTGATAAATCATAAACTCATTATAGCTCTTATTTTAAAGCCTCGCCTGTGTTTATCCCCGTCTCTTTATTAAGACCTTCTTCCGCTTTGGCGCGTGTGCCAACATTGATGCTGGTATCGGTGTTGCGACCTAGAATGTGGCCGAGGCCAGGAAATTTGGCAAATAATTTATCAGTCAGGGTAATCACCTCACTCAAAACTTTAGTGATGGATTTGACCAATGTATCGACCAATGTTATGGTTTCGCTTAAAAGACGCTGAATGGAGCGACTAATTGTATCCGTAATAGTGATAGTTTCGGTCAAAACTTTGGTGATAGAGCGAAGAATCGTATCTGTAAGCGTTAGGGTTTCCGAAAAAAGGCGCTGAATCTCTTTGGCAATAGTATCTGTGAGCGTCACAACTTCGGTTAGCGTTCTCTCAATTAAACGCACTAAAGAATCCGTCAAAACCAATGTCTCAGTTAAAACTAGATTAACAATACGCTCTACCAAAACCGTATCAATGAGAGTCAAAACTTCAGAGAGGGTTTTGGTGATGGAGCGAATGATGGTGTCAGTTAAAGTCAGAACTTCGGAAAGGGTGCGGGTTGTTGATTTTAAAATGGTGTCTGTCAAAGTTAAAACTTCAGTCAATATTTTTTCTATTGGTGCCGCCGTATGCTCCACCACCAGCTTGGGGTCATTGGCAGTTCCCGCAAAGTCTGCAAAATATGCTCCTATTGTAAATCTCTGACCATTACCAAGTGCAGGAGCGACATTGGCATTGTCATAATTGGCGTTTTTCCACGACAAAGCCGTAATCCCAGTTTTGACTATGGCAGCTTTCCCCGTAGCGTTAAAAGCGAAGTTGTTATACGCTCCCGAAGTGACCCAATCATCAATCAGAATTGGGGAATCAGAGTAAGCAATGCTTCCCGTTTGAGCATAATCGGCGGCGGCCAAATCATTGTTTGCGGCGGGAGTAGAACCATACACATTGCAGTCAGGGTCTACATTAGCAGGGTCTACATTATCGGCATATGAGGAAATAGAAAATGTGGCAGAGTTGATGGTATCGGTATCAGGAATGGAGGAAGTGTCGAACGTATGAATGGAGCGATACAGGTTCATCCAATTTCCCGAAGCATCTCTCTCTACTAGCCACGGCCGTGTTTGTCCTGAAGTCTTATCTGCTGAGGTTCCCGCACCCGCTCTCAATATCGCAAAAGAAGCATCGGTCACTACATCTCTGGCCACATATCCATCTACTGTCGTTCCTCCGATTCCAGCATCGGGATAAACAGTCGTAGTGGTATTCCCTATTTTGCCTGGAATTATATTTGTCCCGTTAAACTTTTGAGTTTTAACACTGATGGTATGAGCCAAACTTTCTAACAATGCTTGCTTTGGGTCTTCCCTTAATTTTCGCTGTCTTACTTTGCCGTTATCGTCCAAAGATTCCCGTATAATTGAGCCATTGGGGTCGTTTACCAAAATAGGAGGATTGATAAAAACAAATCTCTCCAAATCCACCGAGCCGTCTTTGCCGAATCCTATCTGGCCGTTCGCGTCCCAGGCGCGGGCGTAAAGTTCCACCCCATTTTCAATGGCTTTTAATTCCGTAATCTCTATCCAATAGTCTCCGACTTGAGTTTTAGGAACTTTAAATAACTTGGCAATTTCCTGGCCTTTGAGGTTAGCTTTTTCACGAGCAGTTTTACCTACCAGTAAATCTGCAATCATTTTATTGTTTAATCAACGTCAATCTTCCAAGTCACCTGCAAGGTATCACCATTCACCACATTCACCGCCGAAAATACCTGGCGACAAAGCATATTGCCCGCCGCAGCCGCGTCAAATACTCCTGATTCCGTCACGGCCACAGAACCTGTCACGGAAAAAGATTTAAGAAATTGAGCAGTGTCATCGGTTACATCTGTCGTGACGCGAGAAAGAGTGGCAAGTGCGCGCGAGAGTCCAGATGCCGCAGTTTCAGTTCCAAGCGCCGTATCTGTGGCTGCTGCCGCCCCAGTGCCAGTCCCCACTGCAATATAGTCAAAGAAATTTGTAAT